ATGGCCCAAGATTATCATCATGGCGTGCGCGTGCAGGAAATCAACGCAGGCACCCGCACTATTACCACCGTCAGCACCGCCATTGTCGGCGTGGTCTGCACGGCGGATGATGCCGACCCTCACACCTTTCCCTTAAACACCCCGGTCTTATTGACCGATGTCCTGACCGCCAGTGGCAAGGCCGGCAAAACCGGCACCCTGTCCCCGGCCTTGCGTGCCATTGCTGACCAGGCTAAACCTGTCACCGTGGTGGTGCGGGTCGCCCAGGGCGAAACCGAAGCGGAAACCACCTCCCATCTCATTGGCGGCGTGACCGACGAAGGCAAGAAAACCGGGATGCAGGCCTTATTGGCCGCCCAAGGCCAGCTCGGTGTCAAACCGCGTATTCTGGGGGTGCCCGGTCACGACACCCAACCCGTCGCAGCCGCCCTGGCAGGCATCGCTCAGAAGCTGCGGGCGATGGCCTATGTCAGCGCCTATGGCTGCCAGACGATTTCCGAGGCCATCAAGTACCGCAGCCACTTTAACCAGCGTGAAATCATGCTGATATGGCCGGATTTCTTAAGCTGGGATACCGTTGCCAACAATAAAAGCGTGGCGTATGCGACCGCCCGGGCGCTGGGATTGCGTGCCAAAATTGACGAGGAAACCGGCTGGCATAAAACCCTGTCTAACGTCGGCGTCAATGGCGTGACCGGCATTTCAGCCGATGTCTTCTGGGACTTACAGGATGTCGCCACCGATGCCAACCTGCTCAACCAGAACGACGTCACCACCCTGATCCGCAAGGACGGCTTCCGCTTCTGGGGTTCCCGTACCTGCTCCGATGATCCGCTGTTCCAGTTTGAAAGTTACACCCGCACGGCGCAGGTGCTGGCCGACACGATGGCCGATGCGCATATGTGGGCGATTGACAAGCCGCTGACCCCTTCACTGGTGCGCGACATTATCGAAGGCATCAACGCCAAGCTGCGCGAACTGAAATCCAACGGCTACCTGATTGACGGCCAGTGCTGGTATGACGAAAGCGTCAACGACAAGGACACCCTGAAAGCGGGCAAGCTGACCCTTGATTATGACTACACGCCGATCCCGCCACTGGAAAACCTGATGCTGCGCCAGCGCATTACTGACCAGTACCTGATGAACTTCGCCAACAGCATCAACAGCTAAGGGGCAACACATGGCACTCCCTCGCAAACTGAAATACCTGAACCTGTTCAACGACGGCAACAACTACATCGGTGTCGTGGAAGAAATAACCCTGCCCAAACTGAGCCGCAAGCTCGAGGCCTATCGCGGCGGCGGCATGAACGGCGCAGCCAATGTCGATTTGGGGCTGGATGATGGCGCACTGGATGCCGAATTCACCCTCGGCGGGGTGGAAGCCCAGCTCTACAAGCAATGGGGCATTGAGAAAGTCGATGGCGTTGCGTTGCGCTTCAATGGCTCCTTTCAGCGTGACGACACCGGTGATGTGATTGCCGTTGAAGTGGCGCTGCGCGGGCGCTTCTCAGAATTTGACCACGGCAGCTACAAGCAGGGTGACAACACCCAGACCAAGGTCAGCGCCAAAAACACCTACTACAAACTGACGTGGGACGGGGAAGTGATGATCGAAATCGACACCGTTAACATGGTGGAAATCGTCGGCGGCGTTGACCGTCTTGAAGCCCATCGCCGGGCTATCGGCCTGTAACCTCACTGATTTTTAACCCAAGGACATTATCATGACTGAACAAACCCCTCTCGCCCCGCCAGAGCAAGCCACCGTCACACTGGAAGAACCGATTGCCCGGGGTGGTACCACTATCACTGACATTATCGTGCGTAAACCCAACAGCGGCGCCCTGCGCGGTGTCCGCCTGCAAGCCCTGATGGAAATGGACGTCGATTCTGTGATGCTGGTGTTGCCCCGCATCACCGCGCCGGCCCTGACCAAAAATGATTTATTGCTGATGGCGCCGGGCGACCTGATTAACCTCAGTATCGAGGTGGTCAATTTTTTGTTGCCGAAGTCGGTGAAATCCGATTTCCAGACGCCATAACCGTTGACGAACTGGTGGCGGACATCGCCACTATCTTTCACTGGTCGCCCGCCGTGACCGCCGACATGAGCCTGCCCGATTTGCTGGAATGGCGTTACCGGGCCATGAAACGCAGTGGGGCCGAGAATGAGTGACCGAAACTTACGCCTGCAAGTCATCCTGAGCGCGGTCGATAAACTGACCCGCCCGTTCAAGGGGGCGCAGGCCGCCAATAAACGGCTGGCGGAAACCCTTCGCCAGTCACGCCAGCAACTGCGTGAACTGAACCAGCAGGCCGGCCGCATTGAGGGCTTTCGCAAGGCCAAACGCCAACTGACTGAAACCCAGCAGGCCTACCGCAGTGCCACCGAACGCGTGGCGGCACTGGCACGCGAAATAAAGGCCAGTGAAAACCCCACTAAAGCGCAAATTAATCAGTTTCAGCGGGCAAAAAATGCAGCGGCCCAACTCAAAGAAAAAAGCCAATCGCTGAGCCAGTCCCTGCAACGCCAGCGCGATGCCCTGCGCGCCAGCGGTATCTCCACCAACCAACTCGGACAAGCCCAGCGGCGGATCAATGCCGATATTAGCCGTACCAACACCACCTTAGCCCAGCAGCGCCGACAACTGGAACGCCTTGAGCAGCGTGAGAAAAAAATGGCGGCGGCCAGATCCCGTTATCAACGGGCTAAAAATCTGCGGGGCGATTTACTGGGTAACGGGGCCGGGATGGTAGCCTCCGGGGGCGCGCTGTTAATGGGCGTCAAGCCGATAATTAACGAAGCAGCCATCTATCATAAGGAGATGGCCGAGTTCAGGGCGTTGGGGGTCGGTGACAAGATATTGGGGCAGGCAGAAAAATTCGCTAACGGCCTGAAGGTGGTCGGTAACTCCACGGCGGATAACCTGAAAGTACTGAAAGAAGCGCATTCAGTCCTGCGGCATTATGATGAAGCCGAGATGGTCACGCCGACTTTGTTAAAACTGCAATATGCGACCCGTTTCCTGTCCATGCACGGTATCAGTGAGGAGAAAGCACAGGAAATGCGCGATCAGTCACCGGAAGTGCTGAAAATTGCCGAGATGCGCAACATGATCAACACGACGGAAGACTTTAAAAAATCAGTGAACCTGTCTGCACAGGCGATGGCTGCCAGTGGCGGGCTGGTCTTGCCCAGTGATTACATGGCGATGCTCAAAACCGGTAACGTGGCCGCCAAACAGATGAGCGATGAAGCCTTCTATTTCTCCATGTCGCACATTATCCAGCAGATTGGCGGGGACAGAACCGGCACCTCGTTAGCCAGTGCTTACCAAAACCTGATTATGGGGCGAAGTACGCTGGGTGCAGCAGAAGAATTAATGTCACTGGGGTTATTGAAAAAAAATACGGTCAGGTATGGCAAAGACGGACACATGACAAAGATGGTGGCGGGTTCACTGGTGAATCAAGAAAAATTTCAGGATGATCCTTTCCGCTACCTGATGGAAGAAATCGTTCCCCGTATCAGGAAAAAGCATCCGAAGTTAGATGAGCGGGGAATGGAAACCGCGATTGCCAAGCTGTTCTCCAACCGCAAGGGCGCTGACTTGTTTGTCACCATGTACCGTGAGCACGCCAACATTGAGAAACAAATCAAGGCCGGGAAAGAAGCCTACAATGTGGACAAACTGGTGGATGAGGGGCAAAAAACCGCACAGGGGCAAGAGCTTGAAATGGACGCCCGTAAGCGTGACCTGTACAAACAGATTGGCGATCATTTACTGCCGCTCTATATCCGTGGCTTGGCCAAGCTCGCCGAAATGCTGACCAAAATTAAAACGTTTTTTAATGACCATCCGACAGTGGCTAAATTTGCCACGATAGCGGCGGCAGGTCTGGGTATCGTGCTGGCGATAGCCGGCACCTTAACGCTGGTTCTCGCGACCTTGTTGGGGCCGCTGGCTATGATCAGGCTGGGTATGTCAATGCTCGGTATCAAAGGGGCCGGCTCGATGGAGCGATTGGGTAAGGCCGCTGCCTTTCTTGGCAAAGGGTTTAAGTGGTTGGCTAAAAAAGGGGTCGGTGCATTAACGCTATTAGGCAGTGCTTTTAAAATATTGGCCGGTGTGATACGTGGGGCGACCGCCCTCATGATGGCAAACCCGATTCTGGCGATTCTCGGCATGATTGCACTGGCTGCCTGGCTGATTTACGACAACTGGGAAACACTGGGGCCGTGGTTTAAAAAACTGTGGGACGATATTTCTACCTACGTTTCCACCGCATGGGAAAGCATCAAGCAAAAAATCCTGACCCGCTGGGAAGAAATCAAACTCAGCATCTCCACCAAATGGGATGCCATCAGACAGTATATTTCGACGAAATGGAATGAGATTGTTGAAGACACCAAGAAGCTGCCGGAACGGTTTAAACAATTCGGCACGGAAATCATCGAAAAACTGATTGCCGGCATTAAGGCAAAATGGAAAGAATTAAAGAAAAACGTGTCTGAGCTGGGCGCACAAATCAAAGATGCCGTCACCCCCGACTTTATGAAGGCGCAAAGCCAAAAGCCCGACGTTAAAAAAGCATTGGATTCTTACCGTGAGTTGTCACGCCCTCATGCAAACCCCTTTGCCGCCTTTTCGGGCGCCCATGACACCGGGGGTTATATTCCGGCGGGAAAATTTGGCCTTGTCGGTGAGTATGGCCCTGAACTGGTGAACGGCCCCGCCCGCATTACCAGCCGCCGCCAAACGGCGGCACTGGCAGCGATGGCGACACTCTCAATGGGGGCGGCGGCTTCGGTCAATGCCCATGCACCGCTGCATCCGCACAGCCTGCCCGCCGCTGAATACCGAACGCCGGCCGTTTCAGTAACCAACCGGCCAGAGGGCAGCCATAGCCAGACCGTTTATGAAATCCATATTCACCCGACGCCCGCCCACTCGGCGCAGGACATTGCGCGAATGGTGGCGCAGGAAATGGATCGCCGGGAACAACAACAGCGCGCCCGCGCCCGCAGTACATTTTCCGACAGGGAGGATTATTAATCATGATGGCCGCACTCGGTTTATTCGTCTTTATGCTGAAAACTACGCCCTACCAGAGTTTGCAACACCAGCAGTCATGGCGCTTTGGATTCAACAATCGGGTCGGTGCCCGTCCGGCCTTCCAGTTTATGGGGCCGAACAATGACACCCTCACCCTGTCCGGCACGTTGTACCCGGAAATTTCCGGCGGCCGCCTGTCACTGCTGGCACTGGAGCTGATGGCCGACAGCGGCAAGGCCTGGTCATTTCTGGATGGCAGCGGCGCGATCTACGGCATGTTTATCATTGAGAGTATCGACCAGACCAAAAGTGAGTTTTTTGCTGACGGCGCCGCCCGCAGGATTGACTTTACCGTCACCCTGCGCCGCGTGGATGAAAATCTGGGTGAGATGTTCGGCGATCTGCACAGCCAACTGTCTGACCTGACAACGAACGTGGCCAACAAACTCAAGGGATTATTCTGATGCCGAAGATGCCCAAAATAGACTGGCTCACGGGCAGTACCCATACTCCCGTCTATGTGCTCAGTGCCGATGATAAAAATATCAATGCCCTTATCCAGAACCGGCTGGTTTCGCTGAGTCTGGCCGACAACCGCGGCTTTGAGGCTGACCAGCTCGATATTGAGCTGGACGACAGCGACGACTTGTTATCCCTGCCCCCCCGGGGGGTAGAACTGTCTTTGCATCTGGGCTGGCAGGGTGAACCGCTGATCCACAAGGGGAAGTTTATTGTGGATGAAATTGAATACAGCGGCGCCCCGGATAAAATAACGATCCGCGCCCGCAGCGCTGACTTCCGGGCAACACTCAATATCAGCCGCGAAGAGTCCTATCACCAGAAAACGGTCAGTGACATCGTGCGCACCCTGGCTCAGCGTAACAATCTGCAACCGGAGATAGACAAAACGCTGGCTGAGATTAACCTCAACCATATTGACCAGACCAACGAATCCGACGGCAGTTTTCTGACCCGGCTGGCAAAACAGGAAGGCGCCATTGCCACGGTCAAGAACGGCTGTCTGCTGTTTATCCGGCAGGGGCAAAACAAAGCGGCCAGCGGTCAACCCCTGCCTGCGGTCATCCTTACCCGCCAGTCGGGTGACGGCTATCGCTTTTCACTGGCTGATCGCAAGGCTTACACCGGGGTTTCGGCCAGTTGGCTGAACACCCGTGAACCGAAGAAAAAAGAAAACGTCACCGTCAAGCGAAAACGCCGTAAAACCCCATCCCCGAAAAAAGACGAAAAGAAAGGGGATTATCTGGCCGGCAGTGAGGGCAATGTCCTGGTGCTGAAACATACCTACGCGTATAAATCCAACGCCGAGCGGGCGGCTAAGGCCGAGTGGGAGAAAATTCAGCGCGGTGTCGCCTCATTTTCCATTCAACTGGCAAAGGGGCGGCCGGAACTGTTTCCCGAAATGAAAGTGCAGGTTAACGGCTTCAAGCCCCAGATTGACGCAGCAGACTGGACGCTGGTCACTGTCACCCATACCTTGAATGACAGCGGCCTGCTCTCATCCTTAGAACTGGAAGTGAAAATTTCTGATGCTGACATGAGCGCCTGATTTGCTATAATCGCGCCATTGCCTAACAGAGCTGGCAGTCCTTTTTAATAAGGCACTCATATTATGATGAAATGCCCCCTGTGCTATCATGTTGCCCACACCCGCAGCAGTTTTGAACACACGCCGCAAACCAAAGAACGTTACAACCAATGCCAGAATATTAATTGTGGCGCGACGTTCGTCAGCCATGAAACCTTTGTCCGGTACGTCACCAAACCGACCCTGATTGAAGCCGCTCCGCCCCACCCTGCCAGTGGTCAGCAAACTGTGATGTCTTTTTGA